CCTGCCGGCCCTGCTGGCGCCGACAGCACAGTACCCGGTCCAACTGGCCCCGCTGGTCCTGCCGGCCCTGCTGGCGCCGACAGCACAGTACCCGGCCCGACTGGCCCGGCTGGCCCAACTGGCCCCGCTGGTCCTGCCGGCGCAGACGGCGCGGACGGCGCGACGGGCCCCGCGGGCCCAACAGGCCCCGCGGGCCCAACAGGTCCCGCCGGCCCGAGCGCAGCTTCGGGCATCAGTGTAGTCCCGGCGGGCACGATCGCATCTACCAACGTGCAGGCGGCTCTCGAAGAGATCGACGCTGACCTGACCGCACAACGTATCTTCATCGGCCTTGCAGCTCCGGACCCCCTGGTCTATAAGCTGTGGGTGGACACCAACTAGGAAGTTTGACGACATGGCCATTTCGAACCTTGATGAGCTCTTGGCTGCGACCCGTGGCGGTTCGCTCAGGCTTCCTCTCAACCGCGCGTCAATTTCGAACGCGGTCGTGGGGACTGAAATGTCGCTCTGGCGTGGCACGGGCTTCCCAGCCCAAGGAGCTGTCCCAGGCGCTGCAGCTATCTGCAACGCCGCGACGGCTGGTGGTTTTCCCCTGGCTGCTCGTTCGGGTGCTCAAGACCGCATCATCAGCAAGGTATGGGTCGCGATGGCCCTGGTCGGCCACAGCCTGTTGATTGAAGACCGTATCGGCCACATGGGTGGCCTGAACGGCACGCTGACCACAGCCCAGACGGTCAACCTTTCGCCGCATGCCAACCTGCTGGTTGACAACGTGGCAGAGCGCATCGGCGCAGCTGACTATTCTGAGCTCGAATGGTACCTCGAATGGTACACTGCAACTGGCGCGTCTGCCTCTACGCCGACTGCGCAAGTCACGTATCATGATGGCACGACAGGCTCGGTGAACGTCAACATTCTTGGCAGTGTCGCGCTCCCTGCGACCGTCGCGGCTTCCCGCCGCTACAAGTTGACGCCGACCAATGGCAAGTACATTCGCAGCGTCGAAAGCGTGACACTCTCTGCCACGACCGGCACGGCAGGCAGCTTCGGCGTCACTTGCGTCCGGAACAAAGCGATTTGTGCGTACCTCTCGCCGGCAGCGAACATTCCTTTTCCTTTCGACGTCTGGGCTCTCAACTCTCCCGAGATCTATGACAACTCGTGCATTGCTTTTTCCGTTGTCACCAACACGACGACGACTGGCGCGATCACAGGCCAGATCATCCAAGCGGTGAACTAGATGGGCTTCCGGGACAAGCGGGATATTCTTCCAGTTCCCGCCAGTTTCGGGAACCCAAATTTCAGGGACGAATGGCTGACGCCCGGGCCTAAACGTGCGTATCTCGAAGATAACTACTTCTTCGAGCTCATCATTTCGGGTGGCGGAAACATCAAGGTCGAGATCTCCGGCGCCTATCAGGTGAAGCCGGTCAAGTGGCATGATGGCGTCGGTTGGGTGACCAAGCCCGTAAAATGGCACAACGGCACCTCATGGGTTGCCACGACCAACTAGCTGTCCTTCTTGATATTCGGGGGCTGGCAGTGTAGGTTGACCTTCAGCTTAGATATTGGGAACTCCAGATGGCGCTCGTAATCCAAAACGCTTCAGGCACGATCGCGAACGCCAACGCCTACATTTCGGTGGCGACCTTCAAGGCGTACCATGATGCCCGTGGCAACGACTACAGCGAATTTCTCGACGCGCAGATCGAGACGGCGATCGTCCGCGGCACCGACCACCTCGACGAGCGCTTCACCTATGTGGGCGAGCGGCTGAACGTCGACCAGGAGACAGAGTTCCCCCGGCAAAACGCCTATGACATCGACGATGACTATGTGCAGGGTGTGCCCCGCGCCGTTGAAGAGGCAACCGCCGAATACGCATTCTTCGCCTTGAGCTTCGACCTGAACCCTAACCCTACGCGCGACGGTACGGGCCAGGTTGTCCTGTCGAAGTCCGAAAGCGTTGGCCCCATCTCGGAGAGCGTCAAGTTCGCCGCTGGTGGCCGCTTCGAGCTCCCCAAATACCCCCGCGGCGATCGCAAGCTCATCAGCCGTGGCCTTGTCCAGCGCCGCGGACGCATGATCCGTGGCTGAGTATGACAGCGCAAGGGCGCTTGCGACACGCCTGATTGACAAGAAAGGCCGGCCCATCGTCGTGACGAGGGTCAACGACGCTGCCTTGCCCGACGCCGACAGGCCTTGGGATCCAGCGGACGCTAAGACCCGCTCGAACATCACCGTCCGCGGCGTCATCGTCCCGATCACGCGCGCCAAGATCGACGACACGCTCGTGCGCGTCAACGACAAGATCGCCTATATCTCCGCCGCGGCGGTCAACGACTTTGAGATCAGCCTCAAGGACACGATCACGATCGCCGGCACCGTCCACCGTATCGTGGAGATCACCGACATCTCGCCAGGCGAGCAGAAGGTTCTCTACATCCTGCAGCTGAGGGCATAACCATGGCCGCTGTAATCCGCCGCTACACCTACGAGCAGGCTGCTGAAGGAATTCAGAAGACCTTCTACGATCACTTCTCCGACGTGACTGTCGGCTGGCGCTCTGTGCCCGGCCTTCTGGTCGAGCCGTCCGTCAAGTGGCCGAACGTCCAACAGCGGGAGGCGCCGGTCGTCGGCGCGCCCTGGATGCGCTTTAACATCCAGCATGTGGACGGCGAACAGGACAGCTTTGGCCTCGACGGGGAGGGCTCGTTTGAGGCACGCGGCTTCGTTACCATACAGCTGTTTGTGCCGCAAGATGAGAACGGCTTGATTTCAGCCCGCCAATTGGCTAAGGTGCTGGCAAGGGCCTTCCGGGGCAAGACTGGCGCGGGCGAATACTGCGGCATCATTTTTCGGAATGTTCGGATCAATGAGGTTGGGCCTGAAGACCGTTGGTTTCAGATTAACGTCTTGGCGAATTTTGAATATGATGAGGAACGATAATGGCTTGCCCGACAACCCCGCAGAAAATTGACAGCAACGGCACTGGCCTTCGCTATGCTTTCGAGCTGTGCATTGGCAATCTGCCATCGACCGGCGACGGCTTTGCCGTTGACGCCGTCAGCATTCCCGAAGAAGAGCTTGGCAGCGAGGCGCCCGTCTGGCACCAGGCCGAGCCGAACAGCTATGGCGACTTCGGTGCCAGCATCACCACGACCCCGCGCACACCGATCACCGCTGGTCGCCAGCGCGAAAAAGGCGTTGTGACGGACCTCGACGCATCCGCCGGCTTCCAGATCGACTTCACGCTCGACAACTTCGAGCGCCTTGCCCCGACGTTCTTCTTCGCTGCATGGCGCCGGTCGGACACGTTCGGTCGCAGCTCGCAAGAGACGATCACGGGCATCTCCTCGAACGTCATCAGCGGCACGGACATCGAACTGAACTTCGCTGTCGGTGACATCGTCGTCCTTCAGAACCTCGAGACCGCGGCCAACAACACGGTCAACCGGATCTCCGCCGTCGGCACCGACGCGATCACCGTCGCCGTTGCCATTGCCAACGATGCGACCCCTCCGGCGAACGCCTACGTCAAGCGCGTCGGCGTCCGCTCTGCCTCTGGCGATGTCGACGTTGACGCCGCCGGCGTGCGCCCTGCCCTCACCTCGACCACCCTGGACTTCACGACCCTCGGCCTCATCCCGGGCCAGTGGGTCTACCTTGGCGGCGACACGACCCCGACGGTCTTCACGAACGCGGCCAACAACGGCTTCGCTCGCGTCTTCTCTGTGGTCGCAAACCGCCTCGAGTTCGACAAGACCCAGAACACGATGGTCACCGAAGCGAACACGACCAAGACGGTCGAAATCTATTTCGGCGACCTGATCAAGAACGAAGCTGACCCGACGCTGATCAAGCTGCAGTCGGTCCAGCTCGAGCGTTCGCTGGCGACCGCCGGCTACGAATATGTCCGCGGCTGCGTCGCGAACCAGTTCACGCTCAACGTCGCCTCGGCTGACAAGATCACCGCGGACCTTGCCTTCGTCGGCACGGACGCTGTGGCCACCGAAGTCCGCGAAGCCGGCAGCTTCCCCGTGATCGACACGGCGAACCAAGGCTTCAACACCTCCTCGGACTTCTCGCGCATCCGTCTGGCGAACAAGAATACGCTCGCCACGCCGCTGTTCGCGTTCATCACCGACCTGTCGCTGGTGATCAACAACAACGTCACCCCGACGAAAGCGATCGGCACGCTCGGCGCCTTCGACGTCTCGGTCGGCGACTTCACGGTCACCGGCAACGTCACCGCGTACTTCTCGGACGTCGCCGCGATCAACGCTGTCCGCAACAACGCCGACGTCACCTTCGACTTCGTCCTGGCAGCTGGCAACCAGGGCTGGGTGTTCGACATCCCGCTCGTCACGCTCGGCGAAGGTCGCCTCAGCGTCGAGAAGGACACGCCGATCACGCTGCCCCTTTCGCTGGATGCTTCCCGCGACCCGACCCTCAACTCGACCCTGGTCGCGTGCTACTTCCCCTACCTGCCGACAGCCGCACAGGCTTGACAAGGCTTCTGATATGGGCTTCTCTGCGGTCTCATCACCCAGAGGAGCCCATTGATGACAAACCCCACCCCCAAGAAATTCGACCCCTACGGCACGTACCGTACTGACGAACGCCTCGAAGTTGACGGCATCGTCCTCGAAGAGCCCAACTTCCGCATCCGCATCCGCCGCGCCGGCGGCAAGAACGTCAAGTACAAGACGGTCACCGAGCGCATCATGCGCCCCCTCCGCCGCAGCATCGCGCTCGGCACCATCTCCGAAGCCGTCGCGCTGCAGAAGACCGCTGAGATCCTGGCCGAGGCCGTGATCATTGGCTGGGAAACCCGCAACCCGAACAGCTCCGAAGATCCGGAAGCCGCGGAATGGCTGAAGCAGGTCTGGCACCCCGAGCTCGAAGAGTTCGTCGAACCGTCCTACGAGAACATCGTCGCCGCGCTCGTCGCCGCGCCGACCCTCACCGACTACATCTTCCAGCAGTGCCGCGATGAGAGCCTCTTCCGCGAGCAGATCGAGGAAGACGCAAAAAACTAACCGACGTCCTGCTCTATGATCTGGAGCAGGGCGGCGTCGAAGCGGTGATCACCGGGGCGGCTCTCAAGCGCAGCCGCGGTGACGCCAAACTTCTCCTCCAGAATTTGCCGGACAAGATCAAGGAAGCCCCTCAGATCTTGCCCGGCCTGGAGCTCTACTACGAAGCGTTCACCGAGCTGTCTTCGTCTCGCAACTCCGGCATGAGCATCGGCGCCATCCCTTGGACGGCAATTGACCGCTGGGCTGAAAGATACGAGATCGAGGAGGACGATTTCGAGAGACTTGCAATATACATTCGAATGTTGGACGCTGAGTTCATTAAATTCGCCAACAAGAAGCAGTCCGGTAAATGACGACCTTCAGCAACCTTGCCCGTTCCATGGAAGACCTTCGCCGTGAGATCGAACGGGAGACGGGGCGCATCGCGCGCCTCGTCGCCACCAAGGCGCTGGAGGAAGTCGTCCGCCGCACGCCGGCAGACGAAGGCACGGCCCGCTCCAACTATTTCGTCAGCCTGGATGAGCCCGTCGAGCGCACGCGCACCGCGTTCGCCCCGGGTAAGAAGCTCGGCCTGACCGAGACAGGAAACGCCAACGCCGCAATTTCTGCCGGCGCCCGAAAGATCCGTGACTTCAACCCTCGGAAAAACCGATCTATAGTGATCTCGAACTCGCTGCCGTACATCGGTCTGCTTGACGAAGGGAGCTCCGGCCAAGCGCCGTCTGGCTTCTCTGAGGCAGCAGCAATGATCGCAGCGAACGAAGTTGAGAAGTTCAGGCTGAGGTAGCGGTGGCAACACGCAACGTCATAATCAACGTCACCACTCGTGGTGGCGAACAGTCTGAGCGGACCATCCGCCGGGTCGGCCTAGCCGCATCTGCCACCCAGAAGGCCGTCAACGGCTTTCGCAGTGCTCTGGTGGCATTGGCTGCGGTGAGTGCCGCGAAGGGCCTCACGGAGTTCCTGGACGTCGCGACCCGCGCGGAAAACCGCCTCTCGTTGCTGACTGGCTCGCAAAAGTTGACTGACCAGCTCTTCAACCAGCTGGCGGCGACCGCGACCCGCACGCGCTCCAGTCTTGAGAGCACGGTCGACCTCTACTCGCGCTTGCAGCGATCGACCGCTGAACTTGGCCTCAGCCAGCAGCAACTGATCGACCTGACCGCTGGCATCAACCAGGCTTTCCAGATCTACGGCGCGACCGCCGCGGAAGCTGAAGCCGCGACCGTCCAGTTCAGCCAGGGTCTTGCGTCCGGCGCGCTGCGCGGCGACGAATTGCGATCGGTCCTCGAACAGGCGCCGCGCCTCGCGCAGGCCCTCGCCGATGGTCTAACCGAGATCGAAGCTTTCGGCCCCGGCGTCCGGACGACGATCGGCGACCTTCGCGCGCTCGGCGCGGAAGGTGTGCTGACAGCTGACCTCGTCACCAAGGCTCTGGGCACCCAGACCCAAGTGCTGGAAGAAGAGTTCGCCAGCACGCTGCCGACGCTTGTCCAAGCGTTCCAGGAGCTGCAGAACCAGTTCCTGATCGCCTTCCGCGAGCTGGGCAACAACACCGGCCTCGTGCAGGATTTCACCGCAGCCATCTTCGACCTTGCGGCCAACGTCGGCAACCTCGTCAAGTTCGTGGCCGGCGCGATCAGCATCCTCGTCGAGCTCGCCACGACGATCAACAACGTCCTCGCAGCAGTGCTCGGCCCGGTCATCGGCGGCTTCGCTGAATGGACGCTGGCGATTGGCGCGACGGGCATCGCCCTCACCCTCCTGCTCGGCCCCATCGGCGCGCTCGGCGTCGCTGCCTTCGTCGCTGCCGGCGCCATCCAGCAGCTGCGTGACAGCAAGACAGAGCTGACCGGCACCGCCGAGACGCTGATCCAGTCGATCGACATCGAGCGCGAGAGCACCCTTCAGCTGACCAAGCAGCTCGACGAGAACCGCATCGTCTCTATCCAGACGGCTCGCCTGAAACTCGCTGAGGCAGAAGCCCGGATCGAAAACATCCAGCGCCTCGAAGAAGAGCGCAAGGCCAAGCGCGAAGCTCTGCGCGAAGAGCTGCAGGGTATCCTGCTGCGCGCCGCGGCGCTCGAAGAGAACAAGAACAACGTGCCCATCATCGGCGCGATCGGGAACCTCGACGAGAATATCGCCCTGATCCAGCTGGAAGGCCAAGCGAAGAACGCGCTGGCCGCGTTCCAGGAGCTGAACCGCCAGGGCGAAGAGTACAACGACACGGTCATCAAAAACCAGGACAACATCCGCCGGCTCAATGAAGAGCTGGCGTCTGGCAAACTGGTCGATGCATCGGTCAACCGCGCTCAGCTGGCCAAGGACAGCAAGAAGCTTCAGACCGAGCTCGAGAAGGCCGAAGAGGCCACCCGCCGCTTCAACCTTGAGCTCGCCCGCATCCCGACCGGCGCTGGCACTGGCGCCGACGCTCTGCAAGAGATCGAGCGCCTCGAGAAGCGCCTGATCGACCTGCAGGACCGCAAGCTCATCAACGAGCGCGACGCAGCCTCCGCAACGGCGACGCTGGCATCGGCGACCGCCGCTGCCCGCACGCAGGCCGTCGACGACATCATTGCCTCGATCAATGAAGAGAACAAAGCGCTCGCCTTGTCCGAAGAGCGGCAGGAAACGATCCAGCAGCTCAATAAGGCGAACCTCGCAATCGACAAGGTTTCGCCGGAGCAGCTTGCTCAGCTCGACGCTGCCAACAAGGCGCAGCTCGACATCAATGAGAGCACGAAGGCGCAGGAAGAAGCTATCAAGCGCCTCAGCTCCGTGCTGGACGAGGCCAACGGTGGCCGCGGCGAGTTGATCCAGACGCAGACCGACCTCGTCGCGCTCTTCCAGGCCGGCGCGCTGTCGGCGCAAGAGTTCACGCGCGCCATCAACGACAACCAGATCGCGCTCGCGGAACTGAACCTCGCCGCTGGCGAAGGCACGTTCTCGGACGCCTTCATCGTTGGCCTGAATGAGCTGCGCGGCGAATTCACGAACGTGATCTCGGGGCTGACCTCAGAGTTCACGGGCTTCTTCTCGACCATCACTCAGGGCTTCGGCGACAGCATTGCCGGCGCCATCGTCAATGGCGACGACCTGAACGAGAGCCTCAAGGCTGTCGCGCGGGAAGGTCTCTCGCAACTTATCTCTGGCCTGATCCAGCTCGGCGTCCAGTATGTCGCCAACGCTATCCTCTCCCAGACGCTTGGCGCCGCGGCGCTGGCGACCAACGCTGCGCAAGCCTCTGCACTGGCCACGGCCTATGCCCCTGCCGCCGCGCTCGCGTCGCTGGCATCGTTCGGCGCGAACGCCGCGCCGGCGAGCGCCGGCCTTGTGGCGACTACGACGCTGGCCTCTGTGCTGGCCAAGATCCCCGGCTTCGCGGACGGTGGTCTCTTCGAAGGCAATGGCGGGCCGCGTGAAGACGCCAACTTTGCCCGCATCTCCGACGGCGAGTTCATCGTCAACGCCGCGGCTACGGCGCAGAACCGGGCCCTGCTCGAGGCCATCAACAGCGGTCGCGGCAACCAGAGCTCTGTTGACAACTCCCAGCGGCAGGTGAATATCAACTTGCCAGGCGTGACGGATGCTGATAGTTTCCAGCGATCGGAGCGGCAGCTGAACCGCCGGCTCGAGAGGACCATGCGCTAATCGGCGCATACGACGCTATACGAGGATAAAAAAGGTATATGAGCTTCGTCGAAGTACGCCTGCGAGAAGATGTGGAGCGCGGCGCCGAAGGAGGCCCGGGCTTCCGCACAACCATCATCCCTCTGGCCTCCGGCCACGAGCAGCGCAATATCGACTGGGAATTCGAGCGGGGCCAATGGGACCTCGCTTATGGCGTCACGAACAAGGTGACATATTCCGAAGTGCTTGCCTTCTTCCGTGCGCGCCGGGGCCGCGCGATCGGCTTCCGCTTCAAGGACTTCGTCGACTATGAGCTCGACGAGACCGTCCAGTTCGCCGCGGGCAATGGCACGGCCACCAAGTTCCAGCTGTACAAATGGTATGGCGGCTACAGCACCGGCTATCGCCGGCCCATCCAGAAACCCGTCACCGGCACGGTCGAGATCTACGTCGGCGGTGTCCTGCAGACGTCTGGGGTTTCGGTCAACTACACGAACGGCGTCGTGACTTTCACCTCCGCGCCGGCGGACGGCGCCGTCATCAGCGCAGCCGGTGAGTTCGACGTGCCCGTGCGCTTTGACATCGACGTGCTGCGTGCGAACGTGATCTGGGAGAACGCAGCTTCGTTCCCGAGCATCCCTGTGGTCGAGATCCGCCAGCCCTTCGGGAGCCTCGTCTAATGCCCCGGACGATCCCGTCAGCCCTGCAGACGCACATTGAAGGTGAGGTCACGAGCCTCACCAGCCTGTGGCGCATCACGCGCCGCGACGGTGTTGTCGTGCGCCTGACGGGCCATGACGCGGACATCGTTGTACCGGGGGATGGTACATATTTCGCAGACACAGGCTTCTCGCGCACTGCGATCGAAGTGCAGGAAGGCCTGCGCGTTGACGTTATCGAGATTGACGGCTTCGTCAGCGACAACGGCGTCGACGCTGAAGGTATCCGCCGCGGCATGTTCAACAATGCCAGGATTGAGATCATGGCCATCAACTGGCGCTCGCCGGCTGACGGCGTTGTCGTCCTGCGCTCGGGCCGCATGGGTGACGTCATCCTCGGCCAAAGTGGCCGCTTCCGTGCTGAGCTGCGCTCGCTGTCCGACGTGCTCGACCAGCGGTCGGGCGAGGTCTATTCGCCGACCTGCCGGGCCGACGTCGGCGACCGGCGCTGCAAGATCCTATCGAACCCCCTGTCCTTGGCCGCAGCCAGGCTGTCGCCGTGGGGCAGTTTTACCGTGTCCCGGTCGCGCCGGGCACGACATCCGAGATCTATGGCAACCTGATATTCGAGGTGACCGTTGCTGGGACGACCGATGGCACGCAGCCGACATATAACACCACCCCGCCAAATACGACCGTCGACGGGACGGCAACGCTCAAAGCGACAACGGCCTGGACCCGCCATGGAGCTGTCGCTGCGGCAACTGATGGCGCCAACTTCACGGTGACGCTGACCGAGCCGCGCGCCGTCGACGGCTGGTTCAATGCGGGGGTGATCACGTTCGAGAGCGGCCCGAACATCGGGCTATCCCGTGAGATCAAATCCTGGACGGCGACCGGCGGCGTCATAGCTCTCCACTTGCCTTTTCCGGACGCTCCGGGCATAGGTAACGTCTTCCGTGTGCACGCCGGCTGTGACAAGCTGCCGGGGACATGCGCCCTCAAATTCGTCATGCCGGGAACTCAGGATTTTTCCAATGGAAACAAGCTCAACTACCGAGGCGAAGACCTGCTCCCAGGCCGAGACGCCGTCTTCAGCTATCCGGACGCGCAGTGATGTCGTTGGTCTGGCGCGCAGTTACCTTGACATTCGCTTCCGGCACCAAGGTCGCAGTAAGGCTTCCGGAATTGACTGTTGTGGTCTTGTCATCCTGGTCGGCAATCAGCTCGGCCTGATCTTCTACGACACGACGAACTACGACCGGCGCACGTCGGGAGAGAAATTCGTCAACTATTTCCGCGACGCCAAGCTCATTGAAATCCCATTGACTGAGATCAAGCAAGGGGATGTCATTGTCACGACCGACGCGAACTTCCCTTGCCACTGCGGCATCGCTAGTATGAAACGCGGCGAGCTCCACATGATCCACGCCTATCTGGCGCGGAAGAAAGTCGTGGAAGAGCCGCTGGTGCATTGGATGCCGAGGGTCATTGCGGCCTTCCGCTTCCCGGGAATTGAGGACTAAGCATGGGATTTCTGTCCCCTACCATCAAGAGCAAAGTCAGCGTCGGCGAAACTGGTGAGTTTGCCGCGACGAGCTCGGAGTATGGGAAAGACATCCAGCGCGTATATGGCACCGACCGGCTGGACGGGAACCTGATCTGGTGGAGCGACATCCGCCTCATCAAGTCGACCTCGACCCAGACCTCCGGCGGTAAAGGCGGCGCCAAGCAGAAGACCACCACGACCACCTTCGAATACTTCGTCGACCTCGACATCGCCTTCGCCCAAGGGCCGGCGATCGACGTGCTGCGTATCTGGTTCGATGGCAAGCTCGGCTATGACAAGCAGAATGGCTCGGTCCTGAGTGACCTGACCTTCCGCTTCTACCCTGGCGACGAGACGCAGCTCCCTGACCCTCTCGTCGAGGCGGCAGTAGGTGAGAACCTCGCATCGGCGAACCGTGGCATCTGCCACATCGTCTTCGAGAACCTGAACCTGGCTGACTTCGGCAACCGGATCCCTTCGATCACGGCAGAGATCGCATTCTCCGGCGACGGGGACGCGACGAACAATTCCGAGTATCTTGGCAACGCTGTCCCCAACGTCGTCGTCGATACGCTCGAAGATTATACCAGCGTGCCGATCAACGACACTGGCGGCGCCTTCAACGATCTGCAGCGCAAGCTCTTCATCTATTCGACCGGCTCGGACAGCAGCGAAGAAGCCAACATCATCATTGACCTCGACACTCTCGAGCTGTCTGCCGTGCCGGCGCAGGACACGAGCGACGTGTTCGGTGGCAACGGCTTCATCCGGGCAGTCCACGAAGTCTCGAACGATGTGATGAACACGGCGCTGCCAAACACGGGCTCCAGCCGCAACGATCTCTGGATCAGGGATGATGTCACCGGGGCGACTGTATTCTTCGCTGATGACAGCCGCATCTCGCGCGGAGACATCATCGACTTCAATGGCGCTCCTTACGTGGTCGGCATCAACACGTCGAGCGGAGACCTGACGGATACAGGATACCGGGTGCTGGACATTCCGGCGAACACTCTTCGCGCTACGCTCGCCAAACCCTCGGGATTTGCCATGCTTCGCGCTCGCAAGGGCCGCGCCGCGGCACAGCTCGGCGTCGGAGCAGCTGCCGAAGCGTTTGGCGTATTCACCAGCTCGAACCAGATCCGCATCGTGCAATTCGTCGTCACGCCGACGGGCACTGTCAGCGCGTCGGTCATTGCTTTCATCGCTCCGGGCGACGTGGTGCCGGGTGCAACTTCGTGGAACTTCAACCCTGCCTACGGGGTCGACAGGTCCAACGGCAATTTGTATTTCCACCACACGATCGACGGCACCCCATATGTCTGGGCCTTCAGCACGAACCTGAACGCAGTGTCGGCTGACCCCATCGTCTGGGTGACGCAAGTCCCCTTGGTCAAAGTGGGCACGACCGGCGTCCAGAACCCCGCGGGATCCCTCATCGGCTCTACCAACGTAGGGACGATTGGCCAATTGTCCTTGTACGGAGGGCACTGGGTCTGGGTCGGCGACGACGACAGCACGGTCTACGCGATCAGCCTGGCTACCGGCAACCTTGTCCCCAGCTATGAAGGCACCGAAGAATACCCGGGCATCGGCCAAGGGTGGGAGCCCGCGATCGCTCAGACGTATTTCCACTGGCATGACCAGACCTCCACGCTTATTGGCGTGGTGGACAATCCTTCATCCACGCCTGCCGAAGGTATCTATGCGACGCGATTTACGTTCAACGTAGCCGTCGAGATGAACCCGCGCGAGACCGTCAGGCAGATGTGCCTCGACGCAGGGCTTGAAGAAAGCGACATCGACGTCACGGCGCTGCCTGTCATCTACCCGGGAGTGCGATCGTTCAAACGCGCCGAGCGTGGCAAGATGAACGACAGCATCTCGAACATCATCGACCTGATCGCGTTCAACGTCTCTGAGATCGACGGCAAGATTAAGTTCGTCGAGAAGGGGCAAGTCGCCACCGAGACCATCCCTGAAGATGATCTGGTTCGCAACGGCTCGACCGAAGGCGAAGTCTTCGTGAAGGCATCGACCCGCGAGCGCGACCTGCCGCGTGTCTTCGAGGTCAACTACAACGACAGCGACAACGCCTATCAGTCGAACGTGCAGCGCGACCAGCGACCGGGTAATCCCGTCTCGTCGGTCAGCTCGGACAGCGTCGATAACTTCGAGTATTCGGGTTCAGGCTCAGCGAATGCGTTCCAGGCCGCGGCGACGCGAGAGCTGTATTCTGCATGGGCCGAAGTCGACAAGCTGACCTTCCGTCTGCCTCCCCGCTATCTCGGCGTGACGGCAACAGACACGATCGTCCTTGAGACGAGCGAAGTCATTTACACGGGCCGTGCCCGCATCGCGGACATTGGCGCCGACTTCACTGTCGACGTCGAACAGGTCGTTGAGATCGACGGCCAATACACCGTGGTCGGCGTCGGCAGTGGCGGCTCCTCGTTCCAACGCGAGATCCCGAACACCGGCCCGACGACGTCCTACCTGATGAACCTGCCTCTGCTGAACGACGTTGACGACGCCGGCCAGTCGACGAGCATCCTCTACTGGGCAGCTGCCGGCGAACCTGTCTGGCCCGGCGCTCAGCTTTACAAGAAGACCGGGTCCAGCGTCATCACCCAGCTGGCGACGGAGACGGCTGACGTCGCCGCCGGCATCACGCTGACCGCGCTTCCAGACGCCACGCGCACGACGCGCTTCGAAGACGACGATGTGACCTTCACGATCTCCGTGCTCTTTGGCGAAGACCAGTTTGAGAGCACGACGGTTGAGAACATCCTCGCCGGCGCCAACGCTCTCGCTGTCATCAAATCGAACGGAGAGGTCGAAGTCCTCCAGTTCAAGACCGCGACCTTCATCAACGACGTGACCGTTCAATTGTCGGGTCTGCTCCGCGGTCGCCGCGGCACTGAGCCCTACACGACCGGCCATGCCACCGGCGAGCAGGTTGTCCTCCTGTCGACGCTGACGGCTTCTGTCATCTCGAACGCAGCCACCGATGTGGGCACGCCCCAGACATATATCGCCCCGACGATCGGCCAGCTGTTCGAGAGTGCCCTGGAGATTGCCTTCACGCCGCGCGGCGAAGACCTGAAGCCCTACTCGCCGGTGCACGTCCGCCTGACGAACCCTGGCACGCCTGATGGCGTGGACATCTCGTGGGTGCGCCGCACGCGCATCGGCGGCGAGCTGACCGACCTGGTTGACGTGCCGCTGTCCGAGACGAGCGAAAATTACGAAGTTGAGATCCTGGATGCCCCCGGCGGCACGGTCCTGCGCACGTTGACGTCGGCCACCCAGAGTGTTAATTACTCCGCAGCCAATATCACGACTGACTTTGGCAGCTTGCCGGCTACGCTGGATGTGGTAGTGTACCAGCTCAGTGCCGCCGTCGGGCGCGGCAAACCCGCAATCGCCTCTCTGGAGACCTGATAAATGGCCTTTACTGACATCCTCAATGTGACAGAGGTCGAGGCTTCCCAGAGCCAGAAGGAAGTCACGATAAATGATGCGCTGAACGCCCTCGCCAACGCCTCGAACGGGTCCGTTGTTGTCTTGGTCGGCGCCGTCTCCTCGCTGCAGATCCCTTTCGCCGGCCCCGCCTTCGTCTTCGATCGCAACGTGGTCTTCGACCTGACGCCTGACACCTCGCCGCCTGCCGGCGCCTTCACTGTTGAGCTGCCGGCCACCAAGCGCCTCTTCGTCATCCGGAACCTGACAGCCCAGGCCGCGACGATCGAGGTTGACCCGACGAGCAACGGAGCCGACGGCACGACTGTCACGATCCCAGCCGGCGAGCGGCGCATCCTCTATTCTACGGGAGTGAACGTCATCGAACTCGCCAATCCGGCGAGTGGCGGCTCCTCCACGAAGACGCTGACCGTCGCCGTCTCTGACGAGACAACAGACATCACGACCGGCACAGCAAAGATCACCTTCCGCGCGCCGCAGGCAATGACCATCAGCGCCGTGCGCGCCTCGCTCTCGACCGCAGCCTCAACAGGCACTGTGACCGTTGACATTAACGAGGCCGGCGCCTCGATCTTCAGCACCTTGCTGACAATCGACGCGACGGAGAAGACCAGCACGACCGCGGCCACGCCCGCCGTCATCTCTGACACGGCGATCGCCGATGATGCAGAAATCACGATTGACATCGACGTCGCCGGCACCGGCGCCAAGGGTCTGAAAGTGACCTTCGTCTACTCATGAGCATGCTGCTAAACCCCTTTGTAAACGGCGCCGGTGGCGGCGGAGGGGGTCCTTCGTTCTCAAACGTCATTGGCCTGTGGGGCTGGGAGGCTACGTCTCCCAACCACTTGCTGGACGAAAGCTCCTATGGCCACGACCTTACGGGCAACGGCTCGTTCAACCGCGCCACTGACTTTTCGAAGTTCGGCTCAGCCAGCGCGGGCCGCACCGGCGCAGGCACGAGCTCGCGCGCCACGCTCGCGCACAACTCCGAGTTCATCTTCTCTGGCGCATTCACGATTGAGGGATGGGTCAACCTGACGTCCGGCAGTTTGCTCGGAGGCATCAACGGCGGCATCGTGACCAAGTGGGGCAACGCCGGTGGCCGCTCTTGGGCTCTGCATACTCTCGGCTCGAGCGGCAACTCCCTGATCGGGCGCCTGTCTCTGGACGGTACCGCCGAGACGGTGCTCACCGCACCCACGAAGCTGAACACCAGCCAATGGTATCACGTCTGCCTCGAGCGGAACTCTTCCGACCTGGTCCGCCTTTATCTGGACGGTGTGGTCGAAGCATCGGCGACAGTCTCGGGCGCCCTGTTCAACAACAGCGCCAAGGAAGTTGAAGTCGGTGGCTTCAACAGCGGCGGTGGCTCGCCCGCTGGATACCGCCTGGATGAAGTGCGCGTCACGAAGAACGAGGCCATCTATAACGGCGCCTTCACGCCGCCGGTCGCTGCTTTCCCTCGCTCGTAAGAGTAGACTTGCCCCGGATGGTCTGGTAAGGCTGTCCTATGGACAACACGACCGATCACCACAATTGGAAGTTCCGGCGCCGCTACCTCATGGTGGTGACGGCTTTCACTATGGCCTTGATGGGCTACTCGGTCGTCTTCCGCGCAGAGAATACGGTCTCTGAGACTGTCGTCAGCATGGGCTTCGTCGGCCTGATCGGCTACGTCGGCTCTTATGTCTTTGGCGCGGTGTGGGACCACAACAACATCCGGGCGAACAGTCCCTCGACGAGCTCGTCCACCTATACGGAAACCTCGACCCGCGGCGCTCAGCGTCGGGGACGAAACTGGAGTGAAAACAATGCCGGCAGTTCTCCTGTGGCTGACGTCAGCCGCGACATGGATCAAGCGTAACCCTTTCGCTTTCATCCAGGGCGTAGTCGTCGCGGCGCTCGTCGCCGGCGCCGTCTATCTGTACTTCGACTACAAGGACGCGAAAGCCGACCGCGTCGAGCTGCGTGCGGAGACGGCGCGACTGAAGGAAGCAGTCGAGGCGGAGAAGGCCTTGACCAAGGCCGCGACAGATCGTATCAACGAGTTTGCCCTCAGCCAGGAGCAGCAACTCGAGCGCCTGCAAAATATCGAGGCATACAATGCCCAAACCCGGGCGCAAGTTCGCGCCGCCCTCAAAGGCCTTTCCGCCGGCGAGGTGAAACAAGTCATCCAGGAGAACCCCGATGAAGCCGCTGCTGCCATTCTTACTGATCGCTTTAATGCTCTCCTCGGCCTGTTCAACTACGAAGACGTCGCCCCCGCTCGACCTGCCGAGCGTTGACAACACGCCTCCGCTCGC